GCCATGTCGGATGTCCAGTACGACGTGATCGCCCACCCGTATCTCGACTCGTCGAACCTCGCAGCGATGAAGACCGAGCTCGATGCGCGCTGGGGTCCGCTCGAGGCGATCGAGGGTCACGCGGTGTCGGCCATGAGCGGCACCTACTCCGCGCTCTCGGCGTTCGGCAGCGCGCGCAACGACGCGCACCTGAGCGTCTTCGGCGTGAAGGGCTCGCCCACTCCGCCCTACGAGCAGGCCGCAGCGTTCGCAGGGATCCTCGCGCAGCACGGGCAGAGCGACCCGGCGCGCCCGTGGAACGGGCTTGCGGCCGCTGGCGTGCTCGCGCCCGCAGTGTCCGACCGCTTCACGCAGAGCGAGCGCAACCTGCTGCTCTTCGACGGCATCGCGACGCAGCGCGCAGACGCCGATGGCACGGTGCGCGTGGACCGCGCGATCACGACCTACCAGACGAACAGCGCGGGCGCCGATGACACGGCATTCCTCGACGTGACGACGGTGCTCACGCTCGCGTACCTGCGCTACGCGCTGCGCACGCGCTTCCTGAGCGCGTTCCAGCGCCACAAGCTCGCGAGCGACGTCAACCGCTTCGCGCCCGGTCAGGCGATCCTGACGCCGAAGGGCGCGCGCGGCGAAGCCGTGGCGCTCGCCGAGCAGTGGATCGAGCAGGGGCTGATCGAGGACATCGCGCAGTTCAAACGCGACTGCATCGCCGAGATCAACGCGATGGACCCGACGCGGCTCGACATGCGCATCAGCCCGAACATCGTGAACGGGCTCCACGTCACGGCGGCGCAGATCGCGTTCGTGCTGTAAGGGCGACGCATAACAACTTCGAGGTGACCCGATGAAGGTCGGCGGAATCCTGCATTTCAAGGCCGCGGGCGTGCAGATGCGCGCGCGCGGGAGCTGGACGTATCGCCTGAGCGGCGTCGAGCGCGCGCCCGTTGTCGGCGCGGACGGCGGCGTCTACTTCTCGGAGACGACACGCCCCGGCATGATTTCGGGGCAGATCGTCGACTCGTCCGACCTCGACCTCGCGGCGCTCTACGCGATCGAGAACGGCACATTCGAGCTTGCGCTCGCGAACGGGAAGACGATCGTGCTGCGCAACGGCTGGTACTCCGGAGCGGGCGAGGCGACAACAGAAGAGGGCGATGTGCCGGTCGAGTTCACCGGCGCGTCGTGCCAGGAGATTCTGTGAGGCCGAGCGTCGCCGTCACGCTGAAAACGCCCGTCGAAGTCGGCGGCAAGACGATTCGCGAAGTCACGGTGACGAAGCCGCGCGTGCGCGAGCTTCGCCTCGCGGGCGAAGCGGCGAAGGACAAGGGCGGCATCGAAGAGACGCGGCAGCTTCTCGCGCAGTGCACGGGCATCATCCCGGCGGACCTCGATGCGTTCGAGGTCGACGACTTCACCGCGTGCGCCGAAGCGCTTCAGGGCCTCATGGGGGAAGCGTAGGGCTCCCCAGCGCCGATCAGCTGTGGAGCCTCATGGGCGGCATCGCGTACGTGTTCCACTTCGCGCCGTCCGAGATCGACACGATGACGCTCGACGAGTTGGCGCGCTGGACGCGCGAGGCGAACGCGATTCTCGCGCCGACGAACAAGGGGTGACGCGTGGCGCAGTTTCCGCCGATTCGCATCACCATCGCGGCGATCGACCGCGTGAGCAGGACGTTCCGCAAGATCGAGGGCCGAACGTCGGTCCTGCGCTCGAAGCTAGCGAAGATCGGTCGTACTGCCGCCGTCGTGTCTGGCGCGCTGCTCAGCATCGGCAGCTCCGCGGCCTACGCCGGGACGAGACTTGTTACTGGCTTCATCGACAAGGCGAGCGGTCTCGTGGACGCCGCGGACCGCATCGGAATCACCGCGTCCCGCTTCCAGGAGCTCGCGCTCGCGGCGGAGCAGGTCGGCGTTACGCAGGGTCAACTCGAGCTCGCGATGCGCAAATTCGTCAAGGAAGGCGGCAAGGCCTACGAGTTCGCGACGAAGTTCGCCGATGGCATCGCCGGGATCAGCGACGAGAACCTGCGCGCGCGCGTGCTCGTGAAGGCGCTCGGCAAGAGCGGCCAAGCGCTCGGCCCGCTCTTCAAGAACGGCTCGCGCGGCATCGCGGCGATGGTCGCGGAGTTTCACCGTCTCGGGTCCGTGCAGGACGACGACACTCTGCGGCGCGCGGAGTCGCTCGGCGATGCGTTCGCGCGCATCAAGTCAGCGCTCGGCAGCGTTGTCGGAGCGGGGTTCTCGGCGTTCCTGCCCGACCTCGAACGCGGCGCGGCAGCAATGGAGAAATGGCTCGGCGACGCGAACAACCAGCAGCAGACGCGTCGAACGTTCGCCGCGATCGCGGACTCGTTCAGTCAGATCGCTCGATCGGTACGCGACATGACCCCTGGGCTGGAAACGATCGCGAGCGTTCTGGAGTTCCGTAACAAGGTGGCGTCCTACGATCCGCTGTTCGGATCCAAGGCCGGCATCCTTCGCGGAAGCTCGGACATCAATAATCACTTTCGCAAGGCGTTCCAGGCAGCGTTCGATCCGTCGAACCCGAACGGTCTGGCATACAGGCCGACCATTCTCACCGGGCGCGGGCACGTCTCGCGAATCATCGTGGAGGCCGCGCCCGGCGTCGAAGCGCGCGTCGCTCCGGGCTCCTCTCTTGCGCCAGGCGTCGAAGTAAAATCGAAAATGGGCCCCGTCGGCGTCGGCGCGACCGGTCGCTGGTAGGAGTCGCAGATGGCTTGGCGCGACCGCCTGCAGCCCGCATCCTTTCGCGGCGTCCCATTCCTCGTGCTCGGCCACGAAGAGAGCGGCGGTCGCCAGGGCGAGCTTCACGTCTACCCGTTTCGAGACGACCCGTTCTTCGAGGACGTGGGCGCCGCGCCGGATCGCCTAACAGTTTCGGCGTTCGTGGTCGGCACCGACTACTTCATTGCGCGCGACTCTCTGCGCAACGCGCTCCGCCAGGGCGGCACCGGCGAGCTGGTCCATCCGTACCTCGGGACGCTTACGGTCGCGGTCACCTCGTACTCACTCTCGGAGACGAGCGACGAGGGCGGCGTCGCGCGCTTCGCGATCGAGTGCGTGCGCACGCTCGCGGAGAACCTGCGCCCCGACGCCTCGGTCGCGACCGGCGCCGTGGTGGCGACGCGCTCGCTCGGCGTGGTGACGAGCATCGTCGATCGCCTCAACAGCGCGCTCGACGTGAGCGGCCCCGGCTTCCTCGCGACCGGCGCGGCGCAGATCGTGACCGAGTTCGCGGAGCGCTTCGACGCAGAGCTCGCGCAGTTCGGCATCAGCGGCCAGGAGCTCGCGGAGCTTGCGAGCGGCGTGAACGACCTCGTGACCAACGCCTCCATCTGGGTGCGCACGCCGAGCGCGCTCGCCGAAGGCGTCACGGGACTCTTCGACCTCGCGGCGCAGAACGTGCCAGCGCTCGCGCGCTACCGGCCTTTCGTACGGCTCGCCGAGTTCGTTACGACGGTCGCCGTGCTCGACTCTTCGACGCCGAGCGCTCAGCGCGAGCAGGCGAACCGCAACGCGATCCTCGGCCTCGTGCGGCGCCACGCGCTCGCGCGCGCGTGCGAGGCGGCATCCGAGATCAACTACGACTCCTACGACGCTGCGGCTGCCGAGCGCACGCGCCTCGCGGACCTGCTCGAAGCGGAGATTGACCTCGCGGCGGACGCTGGCCACGACGACGAGTTCCGCGCGCTCTCGGACCTCTACGCGGCGACCTCGCGCGACCTGACCGACCGCGGCGCGACGCTGCGGCGCGTTCGCTACGAGACGCTGCCGCAGTCGATTCCCGCGCTCCTGCTCGCGCAGCGCCTCTACGGCGACGCGACGCGCGCCGACGAGATCGTGGCGCGCAACGGCGTTCGGCATCCGATGTTCTTGCCGGGCGGCGAGCCGCTCGAAGTTCTGAGCGCCTAACAGGTGCCCGACTTCCGCGTCGTCGTGAACGGACAGAGCTACGGCGGCTGGAAAGAGGCGAGCGTCACGCGCACGATCGAGGCGCTCGCCGGCAGCTTCGAGGTGCTCGTCAGCGAGAAGTGGCCCGGCGAGCCGACGCGGCGCGAGATCAATCCCGGCGACGCGTGCACGATCACGCTTGACGGCGAGACGGTGCTCAGCGGATACGTCGACGAGGTGAACGGCCAGTACGCGGGCGGCGCGGAGGGCGGCGACGGCGCACACACGGTCGCGATCAGCGGGCGCGACAAGACGGGCGACCTCGTCGACTGCTCGCACGTGGGGCCACCGAACGAGTGGCAGGGGCAGCGCATCGACGCGATCGCGCGCGCAATCTGCGCGCCGTTCGGCGTCACGGTCACGGTCGCGAGCGGCACCGACATCGGCGCGCCGCTCGCGCGCAAGTTCGCGATCGCCGCGGGCGAGACGGCCTACGAGGCGATCGAGCGCATGTGCCGCACGCGCGCCGTACTCGCGGTGAGCGACGGGCGCGGCGGGCTCGTTCTGACGCGCGCGGGCACCGCGAAGGCGTCTACCGCGCTCGTGCTCGGTGAGAACATTCTCGCGGGCTCCGGCCTCTCCTCGCTGACCGAGCGATTCTCGCAGGTGACGGTCAAGGGCCAGCGCGCCGGCGATGACTCGCTCTTCGGCGCGGAGGCGAGCGGCCCGAGTGGCCTCGCGCGCGACCCGATCGTGCAGCGCTACCGGCCACTCATCGTGGTGGCCGAGTCGCAGGCGGACATCGCGACGTGCCGCGATCGCGCGCGGTGGGAGACGAACGTGCGCGCGGGCCGCGGGCGGCGCGCGACGTACCGCGTGCAGGGCTGGTCCCACGCGGGCGGGCTCTGGCGCCCGAACGAACTGGTCGACGTGCGCGACCCGCTGCTCGGCAACGCGACCGAAATGCTCATCGTCACCGTGCGCCACTCCATCGCGCAGGGATCCTCGACCGAGATCGAGTTGGTGCGCCCCGAGGCCTACGACCTCGTGTCGATTCCCGAGGCGACGCCGAAGGGAGAGAACGTGGACCCGGCGCTCGAATCGTTCTTCGACAAGTACCTCCCGCACCGGAAGCGCTGACGTGCTGCGCGGCCTCGTCCGATCCGTTCGCGCGATGCTGCGCCGCGGCGTGGTCACGGCGACGAAGGATTCGACCAAGCTCCGCGAGATTCAGGCCTCGCGCCTCGCGGGCGAGACGCTGGATCAGCTCGAGCACTTCGAGGCGTACGGCCTAACAGGTCGCGCGAAGGTCGGGGCCGAGGCGATCATCGCCGAGCTCGGCGGCGATCCGTCGCACGCCGTCGTGCTCGTGGTAAGCGATCGGCGGTTTCGTCCGACGCAGCTCGCGGACGGCGACGTGGCGTTCTACACGGACCAGGACACGCCGGGCGCGGCGCACGCGAGCGCGGCGCATCGGGTCGCGCTACAGGCGAGCGGGCGCAAGCTGGTCGCTCGCTGTACGGAGTTCGACCTGAAGACGGCGGGCGGAGCTCAGATCATCGGCGGCGCGTCGTCGCTGACGCTCAAGTTCGAAAGCGTCGAGATCGTGCTCAGCGCGAGCGGGATCACGCTGCAGGGCAAGACATGGCTCACGCACACGCACACGGGCGTCACGACGGGCGGCGGCACGAGCGGGCCGGTTTCATAGGGGGAGTATGGCGATGACGCTGCCGATCTACGACGCCGCGCTCGCGTTCGACTCCGTCGCTCTTGAGTCCGACCTAGCGATCGTCGCGGGGGACCTCGCGCCCGAGCGCGACCTCTCGACCGCCATCCTGCTCTCGCTGTTCACGGACCGCCGCGCGCCGCCATCGCTCGACCTCGCGGGCGAGCGCGATCGGCGTGGATTCTGGGGCGACGCCTACGCCGAGAAGGACGGCGACGCGTTCGGCTCGCTGCTCTGGACGCTCGCGCGCGAGAAGTCGCTCGCGATCGTGACCGAGCGCGCGAAGCGCTACTGCGAAGAGGCGCTCGCGTGGATGATCGCCGACGGCATCGCGGAGCGCGTGAACGTGACTGTCGAGCGGCTGCCGATCGCCGCGGCGCAAACTGTTAGGCCGGTGCTCGCGATCGCAGTCGAAGTTGTTAAGCCGCCCGACCGGCTGCTCGCGTTCCGCTTCCGCTACGTGTGGGAGAACCTATAGCGTGCCGTTCGCAACGCCGACCCTGAAGGAACTGCGCGACCGAATCGCGAGCGACATCGAGACTCGCGTTCCCGGCGCCGACGCGCGCACGCGGCGCTCGATCCTCGGCGTCCTCTCATTCGTTCTCGCGGCCGGCTTCTACGCGCTCTACGGCTTCCTCTCTTGGATCGCGCGCCAGGTTCTCGTCGATACGGCCGAGGACGAGTTACTCGACCGCCACGCCGGGATTTACGGGATCGTTCGCGACGCCGCGGTTCGGGCACAGTTCAACGTGGCGGTCACCGGAACGAACGGGACGCTGATCCCGGTCGGCACCGTACTCGCGCGGGCGGATGCCGAGGAGTTCACGACGAACGCCGACGGCACGATCGCGGCCGGGACGGTGACGATCACCGTGACCGCGCGAAAGGCCGGCGCGAGCGGGAATACGAGCGTCGGCACCTCGCTGCCGTTCGCCTCGCCGATCAGCGGCGCGCTGACTCCCGTGGTCGCCGCTGCGGCTCCTGCGACCGACGTGGTCGGCGCCGACGAGCAGGACGACGACGATCTGCGCGCCGAGGTGCTCGCGCGAATCCAAAACCCGCCGCAAGGCGGAGCGGCGCACGACTACGTCGCGTGGGCCAAAGGGGTGCCCGGCGTAACTCGCGCGTGGGCGACGTCGCCCGGCGTGGGCGAAGTGCAAGTCTACTTCGTGCGCGACGTCGATCACGTCGACGGCGCATCGTGGACCGACATTATCCCGAGCGCCGGCGAGGTGACGGCCGTCGACGACTACATCGACGCCCGGCGACCCGTAACGGCCGACGTGACGGTGAGTGCGCCGACGGGGACGCTCGACGCCTTTACGATCCACATCAGCCCCGACACGGCGACGATCCGCGCGGCCGTCGAGGACGAGCTCGACGACCTCTATCTACGCGCGGCCGAGCCGGGGGCGACGATCTTCCTCTCGCAGATTCGCGAGGCGGTCTCGCGCGCCGCGGGCGAGAGCGATAACACGGTCAGCGTTCCGGCGGGCAACATCACGCATGCGTCCGACCAGATGCCGCTCCGCGGCACGATTACCTGGGTTTGATGCGCCGTGCCGATTAACACTCACTCGGCCGATCAGTATCGCGATCAACTCCGCTCGCTCCTACCGCCCGGCCGCGTCTGGCCCGAGTCCCTAACAAGCCGCGTCTCGAGCCTACTCTGGGCGATCGCCGAGGAGTTCGCGCGCCTCGAGGTCGCAGGCTGCACCCTGATCGACGAGGCCGACCCGCGAACGACGAGCTCGATGCTCGCCGACTGGGAGCGCGCCGCCGGACTCCCCGACGAGTGTCACGGACTCGGCGATACGGCCGCGGCTCGCCGAGCGGAGCTCACGGCCAAGCTCGCGGCGAACGGTTCCTGCTCGCGCCAGTTCTACACCAACGTGGCCGCGCAGCTCGGTTTCGTCGTCGCCTCGATCGACGAGTTCACTCCGTCGAGCCCCGGCCCCGGCGGTCTCGGGTTCGCTGGCGACGACTGGTATTTCGTCTGGCGGCTGAACGTCGAGGACGACGGCGGCATTACCTACTTCACCTGTGATTCGCTCTGCGACGAGCGCCTCTCCGAATGGGGCGACCAGGTTCTCGAGTGCGTGATCGACAGGATCAAGCCAGCTCACACGCGCGTGCTGTTCGCCTACATCTGAGAGATCGGGGGGCTATCGGGATGCATCGAATTACCGACGCGAATCGCGCGGTGGATAAGTTCGGCGTAGGGAAGGACGGCTTTCGCGACGGCGACAAGTCGACGGGCGTCGTCGCAACTCGGCCGGCGGCGGTCACGTTCGATGTTTTCCAGGAGGAGCTCGTCAACGCGGTCGAGGCCGCGGGAATCACGCTCTCGACGCCGGGCGGCGATTACGCGCAGCTCCGCGAGGCGATCAAGCGGCTCGCCGGCGGGATGTTGCGCGGCTCGCGTACGGGTGTGTTCTCGCGCACGTCGAACTCGCAGATCACTCTCGCGCCGTTCAGCGGCGACACGATCGCGATCGAGATCGACGGCGTTCTGCGCGAGGCCGCGTCGTTCGTAAGCGACCTAACAACTCACATTGCGACGGGAGAGGGTGGGGGAGGCGGCTCGGTCGCTGTCGCGAACACGGTCTACTACGTCTACGCGAAGGTCGCCGTCGGCGGGATCGCGTCCGTGATCAGCGTGACGCCTCCCGCTACGACCGGGAAGGTCGGGTACCACACGACGCGAACCTCGGAGCGATGCGTCTTCGCCATGCGAACGAAGGCGGCTTCCGCCGTCTGGGCCGCGTTCGACGAGACACCGGACCGCATGGTGTTGCTCCGAACGCCGGATGTCCTCGAGTACTCGATCGCCGCTACTCTGCCGACGACGTACACGGCCCAGGATCTTACGGGGGTGCCCGCCACCGCGAGCGAGGTGATGATCTCCGCGCGCGTTGAGATCGACGACGCGCGCGCGAACTACGCGCACGAAGCGCTCGTCGGGACCGCGGTCGCCGGCAATCTCGGACAGGTGCGGATCGGCGGAGCCTCGACCGCGGCCGAGCGCTACCCGGACGCGACGACGTTCCTGATGGCTGTCGACTCGACGCCGCGCATCGCGTACGGGTTCGAGTTGATCGGAGGCACGAACACGATCAACCTTCACGCGTTAACGCTGATGGGATGGAGGAACCGACTGTGATGCGCTCGATACTGCTCGCCGCGACGATCCTTGCGCTCTCCGCTTCGGCGTTCGCCGAGCGTACGGCTCAGCAGTGGGTCACGACCTGCGGCCTCACGGGCACGGCGGGGAGCATCGTCGCGGACGTGTACAACGCCGCCGCGGCCGGCTCTCTCGTCGCGACAATCCCAAACGGAAGCTTCACGCGCGTCGCGGGAACGAGCGACTGCTACACGGCGAACCTCGCCGCGGCGAGCGGCATCTCGTACCCGGCGACGAACGATGCGACGGAGAAGCACTACCTCGTACGCGCGCGCGACGACGCGTCGAACGAGGTCTGGGTCTCGGCCACGGTCGTCGGAACCGTCGGCTCGATCGGCGACGTACCCGAGGCGTGCAAGAAGCCGACGAAGGTCTACGCAACCTCGCCGATCCCCTCGCGCGGCATCACGCAGACGCTCATCAACGAGCGGCGACCGAGCTACGTGAAGGTAGAGGTGGCGTGCGATCGCGACTTCGCGTCGCCCGATTCGACCTACTATCTGCACATGTATTACGACTCGACCGGGCGCATCTCGTACGAGTTGCCCGCGCTCGTGGTGCCGAATCCGTAACAACTGACGCACTCAAAACGGGAGAGCTATGCGATCAATCCGATGCCTACTCGTCCTCGCGCTCGCCTCGTGCGGCGCGCTGCCCGCGCTCGCGCAGGTGCCCGTCGCGAAGTCCGACGGAAGCGTGAGCAGCGCTGCGCCTTCGCGGCGAACCGTGGCGCAGCTGCCCGCGTGCGTCACCGGCATCGAGGGTCGGCGCTACACGCTCACCGACGCGCAGAGCGCGACTGATCAGACGATCGGCGGCGGCTCCAACGTGCACGTCGCCGTGTGTCAGCAGGGCGTGTGGATCGCGGAGAATCCCGCGAGCGGCGGCGGCGTCAGCGACGGCGACAAGAGCGACATCACCGTGAGCGGCGGCGGCGTGAACTGGCAGATCGACGCGGATGCCGTGGGTGCTAGCGAGATCGCCGCTGGCGCAGTCGGCGCGAGCGAGGCCGCCGGGCTCGACGCTGGCGACACGACGACCGGTGAGTTCGCGGACGCGCGCATCGGCGCGGCGATCACACGCGACGCCGAGAGTCCCGCAGCGGGCGACATCACCGGCTCGCACTCGGCGGGTTATCAGGTCGGCGCGAACGCCATCGGTGCGCCCGAGATCGCGACTGGCGCGGTCGCCGCGGACGAGCTCGACGAGGTCGCGGTCGAAGCGGGGCTCGAGGCCGTGCTCGACCTCCAGGACCAGCAGGGCGCGGTCAACGACGCGCAGGTGCCGAACACGATCACGATCGACGCGGCGACGCGCTCGGGCGTGATCGACTCCACAGGCACCGCGGCCACGACGTACCGCTTCGACGCAACCGAGCGCTGCCTCTATCGCGACCGCGCGAGCGCGGGCGTCGTCGGCACGCGTGACTCTCACTTCGCCGAGGCATGCCTCGATCCTCCGGGCGACGGGACTTTCGCGTCCGACGAGCGCCCGGTCGTGCTGCGCCCGGAGACGTATGAGCGCAACGGCACGACTACAACGAAGGGCATTGCCGAAGCCGTTGCGGAGGCCGCGACATTTGCTCGCGCCGCCACCGTTCGCCTCGGGTCGATCCGGCTCTACGAACACACCGGAGCGACCCCGATCACCATCACGCAGACGGGCATGACCCTCGAAGGCGAAGGAGTCGGGGCGATCGTTCGATGCCGCCCCGCGAACGGATGCTCGGCCAACCCGGTGATCCTGGTCGAGGCAAACAACGTCCGAATCCGGAACATCAGCGTGGTGCAAGAGGTCGCGAATGCGGACGCGATCCGCATTGGCACGTCGGGCACTTCGTACCCGAGCGGCGTGGTGATCCAGGACAACCTGATCGACGGCGACTCGACGCTGGCTGCTGGCTCGCGCGGGACGGGCGCGGGCATCAGGATTCTCGGCCTGGAGAACCGCGTCACGAACAACCAGATTCGATGGTTCGGCGACGCGATCAAGCTAGCCGGACACAGCCTCGGGCGCGCCAACGCGAACGCCCTCACCCAGAACCGGATCTCCTCCACCGACGACGGCGTGACCTGCACGGTGGGCGGGTTCGCCGCCAACAAGGGCGACTGCGAAGGCATCCTGCTCCGCGAGAACACCCTGCAAAGCATCTACCGATACGGCGTCTACGCGGTCGGAGGAACGGCAGACGACGATCAGTTCAACAGCGTGCACTCGGTCAAGAACTGGTACGAGGGTCTCGACACCGGCATCTACTGCGACGGGTCGAGCGCGACCCGCGATCCGCAGTGCGTGAGCGACGGCGACAACTTCAGCGCGACGGTGGATGTCGCCGGAACGGCAGGACGCCCCGACGCCGACTCACTCGGAGATTCGCTCGTCACGACGAGCGCGAACGGCAGCGACCACTTCGTCCGGCACGCTCGGCAGAACTCGGTTCAGTGCATCACTCACGCAGGGAGCGGCGCCCTCTACCACGGCGGGGACAGATTCGACGCCAACCCGTGCGTTCCTTCTGTCACCGGCTCCGGCGTGCTGCGCGACATGGACGCCGATCTCGGCTGGCGCGACGAAGCGACGACGCTCACCGCCGACTGGGTGAACACCGCGAACCCGTGGGCCGACAACGAGGTGAGCGACACCCTAACAGCTTCGACATCGACCACGGCGGGCGCAAACGACAACGATACGTCGATCGCCACGACCGCCTTCGTGCAGCAGGAGATCGACGACGGCGACCTGCTGACGGATAACTGCGCGCTCGAGAATGACTCGACGCCGATCCCCGACTCGTGTGTCGGAGACGGGACGGATGGCGGAGGCGGTGGCGGCGCGACCGTGCTCGATCTCGGAGACGACGCGGCGAACGAGAGCGCCGGCATTACCGAGATCGCGACCACGGGAGACACGACGGGCGTGTTCACGGAGCCGAGCGCCGACAAGCTGCTCGTCGACGCTGCGCAGCCGTGGCCGAGCGCGCTGAACCTCAAGACTGACGGCACGGCGATCGGCAACGAATCAGTCGAAGTCACCGGCAGCGTCGTCAACATTGATCCCGATCAGACAGGAGTTGCGGACTATCAGTTCACGGACACTCAGCTCTACTTCGGCTCGCTGACGACGGGCCTACAGTTCGAGGGCACCACGTCCGACGCGAACGAGAACGAGCTGCGCACGGAAGACCCGATCGGCGACGCGATCTTCCAGATCCCGGCGCTCGCCACGGGCACCTACAAACTCGCGACGCGCGAGGCGGCCGAGACATTCAGCGGCGTGAAAACGTTCAGCGTCGCTCCGAATCTCGCCGCGTCGAGCGTCGATGCGATCGGCGAGATCGCGAGCGCGCTGCGCATCGGCAGCGGCACGAAGCTCGTAACAGGTCTCGAAGGCGTCGACGTGGTCACGATCGAAACGCCGTCCAGCGCGAACACGGTGCGGTGGCTCGTCACGAACCCCGGCAGCGGCGGCGTCTCGGTAGAGTCTGAGGCTGACGCCGTCAACGGTGGCACGCTGCGCGCGTACGAGGGTCTCGACGACGGCGCGAACTTCTTCGGCTTCAAGGTGCCGAACTCGGGCCTCACGCTCGACCGCGAGATCACGCTCGAGGACGACGCGAACCCAATCCCGGACGCGGCGGTCGGCGACGGCGTCGACGACGACGTGCCAGAGGCGGCGGACCTCGGCGCGATCACGGCCGGGAACGGACTAACAAGTCCGGCGACGGGAACGCTCGACGTCAACCCCGGCCTCGGCATGCGGATCAGTTCCGACACGATCGGATTCGATCCGACGGCGGCGCTCTCGGGAGATCACGCGCTCGGGGCGAACGAGTGCAAGTGGGGCGCGAGCGGCATCATCTGCGAGGGCTCCGCGGCGGACGCCTTCGAGGCTTACATCGCGTTCACGAATCCGACGGCGGATCGCACGGTGACGATTCCAGACGCCGCGAGCGCGACCGTTCAGCCCATCACGTGCGGCGGCACCGATAAGTTGAGCTCCATCAGCAGCGCCGGCGTCGCGACCTGCTCGGCCGATCAGACGAGCGCGGGCAGCAACGACTCGATCCGCGTGGAGGATGGCAACGACGCGGGCACGTTCACCGCTGCGACCGACGCTGACTTCGGCGACTCGGGCGACATCAACTTCGCGCTCGACACGGGCGCGAGCCCGGATGAGATCACGGCAACCGTGCGCGCGGACAGCGTGGCGCTCGGCACCGACACAACGGGCGGCTACGCGGCGAGTTCGAGCGAGGGCGGTAACGCGACGCTCGCGAACGCGGCGACGGCACTCGCGGCGAACGGCGCAAACTGCTCGGCTGGCAGCGTCGCGGGCGGAGTCGACGCGAGCGGCGCGGCAGAGTCCTGCCTCGATCCCCTAACAAGCTCGGATACCGAGACGATCACGAACAAGACGATCGACGCCGAGGCGGCGGGGAACGTCGTCACGCTCCCGATCCAAATCCCTCTCGCCGCCGCGGGGTGCACGAATACGACGGCCGCGAGCTTCTGGGACTTGCCGACGAGCTCGCCCGCGGTCGCGGCCTGCCGTACGGGGACGAACGTCACCGGCGGCGTGCTCGACTTCGCCGACGGCTCGAGCCTCACGGCCCAGACGTCCTTCCGCCTGCCGACCGGATGGACGGGCGCGATCGACGCCGTCGTCGACTGGCAGGCGACCGCGACGGCGGGCGATGTGGTGTGGAAGCTCGCCATCGCCTGCTCCGGCGACGGCGACTCCGACGACCCGGCGTTCACGGACGACGCCTTCACGCCCGACACGGCGAAGGGCACGGCAAATCAGCGGAACGACACGTCGTCGAACACGATCACGACGACTGGCTCGTGCGCCGCGGGCGACCTCGCGCGCGTGAGAGTGAAGCGCGACTCGGCGGACGCTGGCGACACGATGGCCGCGACGGCGCGCCTCATGGGCGTACACATCATTGTGAGGGCGGCGCTCTGATGCGCCGAGCCATACTCGCTCTCCTACTCTCGGCCTGCGCGCTCGCGGCGAGCGGCGGTCCGCAGCACTACGGGCGCAGTGGCCCGATCGCGACGACGGCCGGCGGGTGTTGCTCGGCCGCACCGACTCTCCGATCGGCCGGCGGATTCGAAGTCGCCGCGGTGGCAATAAGCCCGACGCTTCCGGCGGGGCTGGTGTCGGGCGACCTAATCGTGGCGACCTGCGGCCACGCGACCGGAACGCTGACGGCGTCGGGCTACACGCAGATCGCGACGGTGACTCAGGGCTCGGTTCGAGCTACGGCGTTCTATCGGGTGGCCGACGGAAGCGACACGTTTACGACGAACGATTCCGGGGCGTGGCAGGCGTGCCAGATGTACGCATTTACGACTGGCACACACGGCAACATTGAGGCGTCGGCGACGAGCAGTACTACGGGAAGTTCGCTGACGGCGATCACGCTCACCGGGCCGACGACGACGACTACGAACTCTTACGTCATCGCGTATAGCATCGGAACAAACACGGACAGCGCGAATCAGCCAACGCTCTGCGACGACTACTCCGGCTGGGCCAACTCGAACCTCGCATTAATCACGGAGCGCGTGGACAAGTGCTGGGTGACCGGAGACGACGGGAGCATGGGATTGATCTCTGGCACCGCTGCGTCCTCGGGCGCTCTGGGCGATACGACGGCGACGATCGTAGACTCTCCTGCCGGCGGGACCGAGGACGCGGCGCACATCGTCATCGCGATCAAGGGAGTGTGAGAGCCGTGATGGAAACGCGTATCGCGCGCGCCGCTGCATGGGCGTCTCTCGCGTTCCTTGTCCCGAGCGGATCCTCCTTCGGCGAGGGCGGCGCCGTAACAGGTGGCCGCTCCGGCGCTCCGATCCGCGTCTCCACGTTCGCGGCCCCGGAGTGCCCGGCCGGACTCTGCGACCTAAACGTGCCACCCGCGCGCCTCGGCGTGTGGGCGCACGCGACCGTCGCGGAGGCGGCATACCAGGACGCGCAAGACCCGATGCTCTGGCCCGAGTACGACCCGACGTGCGGGGCGAACCCATGCCCGTCGGGCAAGGAGACTGTGCGCACGGTAATAAACAGCGGAACGTGCGCGAACCTCGTCACCACCGGCGACGGCTCGAATCTCGACTGCTTCGTGGACAACGCGCCTAACGCTTCCGTGATCTGGCTCCCGATCGGTGACTACGCGATGCAGAATGGAGTCGCGACTAGCAACGGCTCCGTAGTCTTGCGCGGCGAGTCGCATACGGGGACGATCCTGCGCCGCACTACCACTGGGCGTACGTCCGTCAACTCCGGCGCGTGCGACACGAACACCGGCGCAATGCTGATCTCGGTGTGTGCGCCGTCGCAGAACGGATCGACGACGACATGGACTTCGGGTCGCGCGGTCGGTACTACGGTCGTCACGCTGGGCAGTACCGCGGGCCTCTCGATCGGCGGCTGGGTTGACTTGTGGATGCAGGGCTCGCTCGCGTGTGAGCACATCGACAAGGAGCTCAACGGTGGCGGTGACCCGGACGCACTGCATCATCAGGCGCGAATCACCGCGATTAGCGGCAACGACGTCACGATCGACCGGCCGCTCCTGCTCGACTACGGGGCGACGGGCTGTACGGGGCACAGCGCGAGACCATGGGCACCCGTCGAGAAGTTCGGCCTCGAGAACCTGCGCCTGACCACTACGACGAGCATCCCGACGGGCGGAGACTCGAACACGAACATCAAGTTCGCGGCGATCCGCATGACAGGCGTCGCCGAGAGCTGGATGGTCAACGTGACCGTGGATCGCGTGTACGACGCGTGGGCGAAGATCGCCTACTCCGCTCGCAACTGGTTCCAGGGCAACAACTTCTCGAACACCGACGTGACTGTCTCATTCTCCACCGAGGGTCTGAGCTTCGAAGAAGGGGCGACCGACAACGTCGCGGAGAACAACTGGTTCACTGCGCCGCGCGTGGGTTCCAAAATCGAAATGAGCGAGGCCACAGTCTGGGCGTATAACTTCGCCGACATGGACGCGGTCAACGGTGAGAGGTGCGCGTTCAACCACGGGCACTACACGCGCGCGACTCTATTCGAGGGCAACGACTGTGACGATGAGCTACTGATGGCCGATGCATTCTGGGGCCGCAACGGACTGCACATCACGGCGTACCGCAACCGCGCGCGCCGTCAGGACTGCGGAACGTCGATCTCGGGAACGCACGCAGGCATCACGTTCGACGTAACCGGCGGCCCAGCGCCGATTTTGGCCGACGAGCCTAACATCATCGGAAACATCGCATGGGTGTTCACGGTGGCGCCGTTCGCAAACTCACTCGGGTGCGACCCGCCGCAGAGAAACGGCGACTCGCTGAACGTTTACAGCAGCGGGCTCCCGGGACGCCTCGTGTGGGCGGAGCGCAACGTCTACACGCACGGTGGATCGGAGGCTTTCGACTTTGTCGACCCGGTCGGGCAGGTCACGAATCGCTCCTGCGGCACAGGGTTCAGCGACGCCTGCCCGGGCACCAACGAGGGCGCGAGCGGTCCACACACAGGAGCCGGGCAGATGTTCCCGAACACGCTCTACCGCGACCGATCGGAGCCGCCGACGTGGTGGTGCCAGGAGTCGTGCTCATGGGACTCCGACGGCATCGGTGCCTTCGGCGACGACTTCGGCGGCGCGCTTTGCAAGCTCCCGGCGCAGATTCGCGCGGAGGGCGGAGTCTGTACGCCGATGTGATGCACGGACGGTTGCGCGGCGCGGGCCGCGATGGGGGTTGCGATGATTAAGCCAGAGGGCTCAGTGACGATCAGCGGGCAACTCGCATCCTGGCTCGGAGCGCTCTCGCTCGCGGCGATCACGGCCAGCGCAGCGGGGGTGCTCGGTACCTATCGGACGTTGACCGAGATGCGCGTCGAGTTGCGCGCGCTCGCGGATCGCCAGGACGTGCTCGAGGCCGCGCGATTGGGGGACGGTCACGACCGCAAGCTCGACAACGGGGAACTCGAGCAACGACTGCGCGCCGTCGAAATGAACCTCGCGGACGTAAACGCGACGCTGCGCATCTTGGTCGAGCGCCGATGAGCGCCGCCTTCTTCTTCGGCCTCGGCTTCTTCGGCGCCGGAGCTCTTTGCTGCGTCGCTCTCTTCGCGGCTTGCTTCGCGATTCTCAAGTTCGCGGCGGGGCGCGACTAGATGCGCATCACGCTCGCCGACTACTGGATGGGCCGAGACGCCGACTTCCCGGGCGAGCTCACGCCGCGTGTGCGCGCGAACGCCGCGCTGACCGTCGAGCGCGTGAACGATCTACTTGAGGCGTACGCGGCAGCGACCGGCAAAACTGTGATTCGCAAAGTCAACAGCGGATGGCGGCCGCGCGCGATCAACAACCGCGTGCGAGGCGCCGCGCAACGCTCGCGCCACATCACGGCCGAGGCGTGCGATCTCGACGACTTCGACGGCGAGCTCGATCGCTGGTGCGCGTCCGAGGCCGGGCTCGCGGCGATCGAGCGCATCGGGCTCTGGCTCGAGCATCCCGACGCGACGCCGACGTGGTGCCACGTCCAGACGGTTCCGCCCGGCAGCGGGCTCCGGGTGTTTCGGCCGTAACCACTCTGGAGGACTCGACCATGTGGACTTGGCTCAAGGCTCTGTGGCTCGACCAGGCGGTCGCGCGCACGTTCGTGCTCGCGCTCGTGGCGTTCGGCGGCGCGTACTCTGTGCAGCCGACGGGGCGCAGCGAGTTCGAGCGCGCGGCGACGGCGGCGGCGCTGGCGCTCGGTGTCGGCGGCGCGGCGCTCAGCGCGCCGAAGCGACCGTGAGGGCGCTCGCTCTCGCGGCGCTGCTGCTCACCGGCTGCGCAGGCGGCTTCGCCTCCGCGCCCGCGACATACCGCGACGCGATCACGTGCTCGCAGGGCCTCGAATGGACGCAGGACGGCGAGACGTTCACGGTGCGCTGCCCGGGCCGCGCGAAGTGGAGCGGTCCGCCGAGCGACGCCGAGGTGAGCGACGCG